TGAATTTTTGTGATATTTTCTTTCAACATTCACGGCAATAATTATTCTTCGAAGTATTCGTCGAGTTTGTCTTTTTTTTCTTCAAGGTATTTTCGGAATTCATAAAGCGTGATTTTGGTTGTTGGTCTGCATGTTTCATTGTGTGTTGTATCATGGTGTAAAAATTCTAATACAAGTCTTTCCGCTCAAAGCAATTCCAATCATTCACTGCGAAATGAATTTCGTGGTTTTTCTTGTTTATTTTTATCTTTCGCTTTTTGCATTTTTTCTTTTAGAATGAAGAAATAAAAAACTTATTCCTTGTTTCTTGCATTGTAAACAACATCGAATCAACAAGATCATCATGTTCTGCGTTTGGAAATGATTTTAATTCGTAAATCAAATCATCATTTCATGGTGCGAAATACACACGTTTTTCTTCAAATAATACTTGCTTTTCCAATAATCTTGTTGTTTTATCTTTGATTGTTTTCTGCTCTTGAACCGCAAGTCACATATTGGCAAATACTGTTTTTAATACTGCTTGATATGCAACCGTTTCAACAATTACACGTTTGGCTTTTCGTTTGATGTATAAATTTTTCACTGTTTCACTTGCACGTTTTATATTCTTTTCCACTCACTCCAATCAAACGCTTTCAAGTATGTAATATTTATCTTTTATTCTTCATGTTGCACATACTGCGAAACGATCCGTTCATTCTTTTTCACTTACTGCTGGATCAACACCAATTACAACTGAATCGTATTTATAACTTCTGCATTCATGGTCAATTTGAATCATATCACTTGTGATTATGTGCTGTCAATTTGCATATGGAATTAATAAGTAATTCTGATTAAATGATATGCTTCAAAGTCTCTTGCGTTCGGTTTCAAGTGAAACATATCTTTTTGCAACTTCACGGATTCATTCATTCAATTTTTGTGCTTCTTCATCTGTTTCAACAAATCTATTCCAAACAATATTTTTATGTTCATCGTATATTGGCAAGTTTATAATAACTCGGCTTGAATCATTTTTGATGTGTTCTTCAAATCTCGGAACGATTCAATCTTCATATATCGTATTTCATAAAAATATTATCTGTGTGGATCATGTGGTTCATCATAATACTTCGTTCAACATGAATTCAAAATTTTTGTCAATTTTCTTTCTGCTTTGGCAACTTGCAATTGTATCAACATCATCAAATATCAATAAATCTGGTCTGAATTTTCAATCTGGTGCTGTATAATTCTTTCATCTTGGTGATGTTCACAAACTCATTGCACGCACATAACAATCATTTTCTGTAACGAATTTGTCGATTCTTTTTATCTTCTTTTGTCCTTGTTTAATAACTGATTCTGGGTAATATAGATTTCCATAATCTCTGCAAAATCTTTCTCACTGGTCTGTATCATTTATAAAGCTGTTGGCAATGTATGTTAAATTTTCTTCTGCATTATCAATTGTTTGTGAATACCACATGATATTACGGCGTGTTTTATACGCAATGCAATAAGAAACATACATTTGGGCAATGGTTGTTTTTGCACTTCAACGGAATCACTTGAAATAAACATTTTTTCATGATTCCAATGCTTCATAATATCTTTGTAAACATTCTGGCGTATCGAAGCTGTAATATTCCTTGTAATAGAATTTGCAAAAGTCGAAGAAATGGTCTGAAAAATACGTTTTTCTTAATAATGGGCTTTTATTAAATATGTTTAATGCTTCTTCGTATTTCATTTATTTTATATTTTGTAAATTGTCAATATGGTGTATTTTCCATTCCCCTTACGGTGTGATTTTCATAAACACCGCTTTTTCTTTATTTGCTTGACTTTTTCAATATTTCTTTTAATGCTTCTTTTTCATCATCTGTTAATTCTGATCTTTCGTCCTTGTTTGTATTTTCGGTTTTTGAAATGTTGGTTGGTAATCACATTTCCGTTCTTTTGATTTTCCATATATTCATTATATCGTTACTGTTTATCTTTCTTGGCTTTCAATCTTCACCAACTGGATTAAACTGTTCTTCCATTCGCTGTAATATTTCATCTCAAAGCATTTCGTAACGTTCCAATTTTTTTGAAACATCATCAACCGCTTCTTTTCATTTTTTCTTTAATGCTTCCATGTATATTTTTTTCTTCCGTTCTTGTTTTTCTTTTCACCGTCATTTTGTGCGTCTTGTTCGCTCTGCATTATATGCGATTCATTTATGAGTAATATATGATTTCACTTCGTCAAAATCAGAAAGCATGAATTCCATTTTTATTTTATCGTAATCTCGCTTTTGCTTTGGCATTATTTATTTTGTAACAAGTAAATACAATATCACGGCATTTCTGAAACTTGCATTGTTGCACATTTCAATTTATATGGTAATAGCATGATTCATAAAATAACACATCATATAATGATCATTAATATCAACCATTCTGAACATCACATACTTTTTCAATTGTATTCTAATTTCATTATTGTTTTGACTTTGGATTAAATTTTTGCGCCATATTTAAACTTTGTAATATCAATTTTCATTTCTGCACAAATTTTCCTTAACTCTTGATTCCTTTCAATCATTCGGATTACATCAATGCTTCACTTTCACATATATTCAATATGTTTGGCTTGCAATTCTTCATATCTTCATGGTCGCTTTTCATTGAACCATTGACTTGCTTCTATTGGATTTTTGTGTCGCCGATTTATGTGGCAATTATAGCATAATGCTTTTATGTTGTATGGATCGCTTGCAAGTCTATGATCTCTTGCTTCATTGATTATGTGGCTTGCATGTATTGCTGTTTCTTTGATTGTTTTTCAACAATGCTGGCATGTATAATGATCTCTTACTTTTGCAATTAATTTTGCAATCTCCACATTTTCATCATTCAGCTTTTTTTTATCAATCTTTGGTTTTTTGGCTTTTTTTGGCATAAATGAAAACACCTTTGAATTAAATCAAAGGTTCTACAAAACAATAATTACTTATGCATACACAAAATATAATTATTGTCTTGTAGAATGCAAAATCTTATTTACTTTTTTATTCCAAAATTCACAAAATAAAAGTTATTGGGTTTTCTTGAATTGATAAGATCATTGTAATTGTATTTTCCAATTTTATGCTTTTACATGTTGTATATGGTGATGTTGTATATCAATATGTTGGGTGTGTTTTATTTAATGTGTAAACTTCTGTTCGTGTGATTTTATTATTATCACATAACCATTTTACGAATCACATTTTCTTTGATATTATATGCACATCATCAAATCTCATTGTGTATTTGAAATATCATTTTTCTTTGAATTTTTCTTCCCGCCGTTGGTTGTAATAATCAACAAATTTTTTCCATTGTGGATCATTGCTTTTTATGGTTAAATCTTTGCGATGTTGTTTTTTTGGCATGTTATTAAGATATATTAATAAATAATTTTATTCAATATTAGCTCTTGGGCAATTTTCTTGAAAATATGTTCTTAATCTATTTGTCACACAATTTGATGTTTCACAACTATTATACATTTGCACAACATCATATGTTATTATTTTACACGTATAATATCTTTCATCTTCTTTCTTTTCTGCTTCTGCTTGCTTTTTGAAAGCTTTTAATTTACTTTTCGGATTATCATAATAACAATTCATATTGCTTGTATCTAATGGTCATTCAAACGGAACTTTTGTTCAACATAATGGCGTTTCTTCGTCAACTTCTTCTTCGTATGGTGTGCATATCGTATCTAATTCATGCATTCATGATAAATATATATAATCTCAATCTTTCCATTTTATTACTCATATATAAGAATCTCATATGTATCTTTCATCGCAAGTTATAATTTGTGGTTCATCTGGTGCTTGTCAAGCATACCATGCAACTCACAAATATATTGAAATCATAATTACAGTTGCTGATATTATTAACCGTTTCATTCTCTGGATTTTTAAGATGTAAAATTATTCTTTATATTCAATTTTTGCTCATTCAATTTTTGATACACCTTCAATAAATTCGTTGAAGATTTTATCAAATCATATTTTTATTGCTTCTTTGTCTTTTTCATTCTGTCCAAAAAGCATTCTTAAATATTCGTCTGCTCACATGCTTTGCATTCGTTTATCTTTTCAATAATCGTTTACTTGGAACACAATTTCGTCTTTTAAAAGAACATATCAATATTTTCATTTTGATTCTTCCAATAATGTTTTTAATGTGTTTGATCGTGTTTGTGTTGTAAAATCTACTTTGTGTAAAAGAACACCAAAGAAAAGTTTATTCCAATTCTTTACATACTGGATTTCATATTTTGTATATTCCATTCATCAATGTGGAATTTTATATGTTATCGTTTTCATGAATTCTCTTGAAGATATAAAATTGTTTAAATAATCGGAATTTCCGTTTTTTCTGCTATTTTCGGAAATTCCGAATTTCTTAATATGTAATTGAAAGAATAAGAAATAATATTGAAATAATTAATTTCGTATCTTTTAATGTGACAATATATATCACCGCTCGCACCATTGATAATATTGCAAATAATGTATGCATTATTTTATAATTACTGGTTTAAAACTTTGTGTTTTTTCATACTGGTCAATCTTTTTATTTGCTTCTTTTAATTTCCTTGCAAGAATCTGAAATCAATCTGCAAATTGTCTGATTTCTTCTTTTAAATTTTGGTTTTCTTGTTTTAATATCATGTTTTCACGTTGCATTTCTTTTTCTTTATTGATTCTCTGCATTTGTAATTCCCGCTTCATTTGATTCATGTAAAGTTTTTGATCTATTGGATTTTTCATTTTGTTATGAATTGTGATGTAAAAATATTTGATAATCTGCTTTAACCTTTTCAATCTTTTCAAATATTTTATTCGCTTCTTGCGGTTCTTCTATTGATTCGTATTTCTTTAAAAGATCATTGATGATTTTCTCAAATGCTTCTTTAAAAACTCTTGCTTCTTCTTTGCTGTATGTGATATTAATTCATGAATATTCTGGCTTTAATTCGTTTTTTGTTTGTGCGTGTTGTTTTGGCTTGTAAACACTGTTGCAATATTTCCTTGTTTGTTTTTGGATTGCTTCTTCTCGACTTCGTCAATGCTTCACCCTATCGTAAAAGCAACTGTAACTTACTTTTCAATATCTTCATCATCAATGTTCTTTCCAATAATCTACGATTGAACATTGTGCGTTCATTCTAAATCTTGGTTTTGAAATAAATTTAATTGCTGTTTTTCATCTTGTAATATCTGTTCTTTCTGACATCGTGCTTTTAATCTGTAATAATAATCATAATTTGATTTCCAAAGGTGGTTTTTATTGTTGTATTTAATCATCTGTTCAATTTTCTGCTTTACAAGTTCTTCACCAAATTTTTCAGATAAATAATGAAATCTGAATGAATCAATTAACACATAAACAATTCCATTTACTTCGTATGTGAAATATCTTTCACTTACAACAACACGTCCGCCGTAATATTCTTTTTCAAACGGTGTGAACTTGCATTCTTGCAATTCTTTTTTTGGTGTTCTGCTCATCATTGCTTTGTGACATTCTTTACATTGGCTTTGTAATCAATCTCTTTTCGAACAATTTTTATTAAATTCTGTAATTGGTTTTCGTTCCTTACAATGTGAACAAATTTTCTTTTCAGTTGCTTGTTCTAATTCTGCAACTCTTTCTTTTAAACGGTTGTTTTGTTCCCTTAATGTATCAACAACCACTTTGTTTATTCATTTTCTCATGAATAATCTTTTAATTCGTTCAAACATGTTTTGTTTAATTATGAAATAAAGATTAATTCTGATTTACCTTTTCTACATTGTGGGCAATTAATCATATTGCTTTTAATAATCTGTTCTTTTCTCATAATGCTTTTTCTTGGTATCTGATGTGTCACTGATAATGTTCTTTTTGAATTTTCCATGCGTTCAGCATGTTTTCTTTTTCTTCTTTGTGGCTTTCAATTTTCTTTTTATCAATTTTATGCTGTTTTACCTTTTTGAAGTATTTCTCTTTAATTAAGAATAATGAACTTCAAATTGCTGGTTCTAAAATCTGATCTTTAAATTTTGTTTCCTTTAATGTTCAATCTGCATTCATGATGAATTGAAAGTCAAAGAAATCAATTGGCATATCTTGTAGAAGAAATGCTGGATTTACAGTAAAGGTTTGTAAAGTCTCCCCCCCCCCTTGATTTTTTGGTGTTTCCATGTTTTGAAATAATAAATGAAATAAAAATTATCTTCTAATACCAAACGTGCTGGCGTTTACTGATCCATAAATTGTTGATAAACATGCAACCATGTTTTTTTCTCGGCTTGATTCACTTGTTGCGTATCTTTTTCAATTATCGTTGGATTCATTACATGATCCAGCATTACTCAAACATCAAAGAGTTTTTTTGCTTCATAAATATTGGTTGTTTAATGTTTTACCTATTGCTTCAAGTCATGCTTCCATTAAAGCGTATGTTGGGCGGTCTCCACGATCATTACTTCAAACACTTCATATGTTTTTTGAACCATAACCACGATTTCAACCGCTTGTTTCTGCAACCGTTATGCAAAGAATAACTCATTCTTTAATTCAATAATGGTTTTCAACACTCCATATTGTGCTTGCGTCAAGTCAATATGCTGTTGCAAGTTCCTTGAATCTTTCATGTTCATCTGTTGCTTTAATTTCTGGCATTTCTTGGTGTGTTCAATCTTCTGATAATTTTCAAGGCGTTCGGTCGTTTGGTCAACAACCTATTCATCAAATACAATTTCAATTTTCATCATATATCAAAGCTGATAAATCTGTTTCTGCTTTTTGTTCAACATTCTTTGTGAACGCTTTTGAAAGCTCTAATCCATATTTATTCAATAATTCTTCTTTGGCTTGCTCATTGGCTTGATTTAATTCTGCTTGTTTGATTTCAAGAAGCTCTAATTCAGATTCGTTGGCTTCGATTTGATTTAAAATTTTTTGGATTGGCTCTTGTCTATTGCTTGCGTATGTGACAAAGATTCATCACATAACAAGAATAAATAGAACGATTAATGCATAAATAATTATTGTTTTGTTTTTCATTTTATTTGTTTAAGTTGTAAAAGGTTTCGAAATCATCTTTCATTGTGCATGCAACCGTGAATGCTTGCTTTGATGATATTTCTAATTTTTCTGCAAGGATCATTGCAATTCATAACCTTGCAAGGAATCGACTTTTTCATTTTACGGCTCATAATACCGTGTCAATTTCCACTGATTTTGATTTTCAATTATTATCTGCAATGATTTTATTTTTTGTATACGTTATCATGTTTGTAAATTACATGCTAAAATCTTTTTTAATGTGGATTTTTACAATGTTGATGTATTCAAGCACGCAATCTGCTTTATTCTGCAATAATTCTGCTTGTAATTTGTGAATTGATATTTCATTATCACGTTGCTGGAATTCTTGCTTTATTAATGCGTCTGCTGTTGAATCTGTATGCACTTTTTTTCATTGCTCGTTTAACATTGCTTTTAATCCAACCATTCTCGCACCCTTTTTAACATCGTTTTGTTGCTTTTCTTCATAATAGGTGCTTTTTAATTCTGTAATTTTATCTTTCATATTTTCCCATAAAGCAACTCGATCAAACATATCTTGATCTGTTAATTTCAATCATTTGGCTTTGAATTTTTCATGCTTTGATATTAATTCATCAACTTCGTTTGCGTTGCTTTCTTGCTTTTGCAATAATTCTGCAACATCGAATTCTTCAATTGTATCTTGATTTGTCATTACCTTGTTTTTTAAGATGTAAATTATTCTGCTGGTTTATCTTCTGGAACTTCTGCTCGAACATCTGCAATTTTCATTTTCATGTCTTTATCTACTGAAAAGAACTTTTGAATGTCCTTTAACAAATCATCTGATGTTGCAAATTTCTTCAAATAATCTGTTTTTACTTTCAACCTTTCCAAATCTTCATTACTGAATTTTTTTACTTCTGCTTTCTTTGGTTGCTTGTTATCATCTCATGCAACTGCGTCAAGCATATCATTTTCAACTATGTCAAACGCATTCAAATATAAATATCTGCGTTGGTAGGTTTCAACCGCTCATAATGCTTGAATTGGTTGACATCATTTCAAATCAACGTCACGCATTGGTGATGTGTATTGAACAATTTGTGTTGGATCATCACAATCAATAATCAATAACGTTGCTGTTTCGTTATCGAATAATACTTGTGTGTATAATCCGTTATCTTTACATAATTCAACAATGGTTGGTAAAAAGTCTCAAAGCTCATAATACTTGAATCATGCATGTTTATTTTCTCATGATTTCTTCAAATTCGCTTGAAGCAATTTGCTTTTTACGGTTTGAATTTTCATGAATAAATTTAATTTTGGTGTTTCTTTATCTGTCATTTTCGCTTAATAACTGATATAAAAATTAATTTGCTTGGTTTGGGTATTCTTCAATAAACCACTCAACCGCTGTTTGTCTTTTTACTCGATCATTACCGAACAACTGCATATATTCATCAAAGTTTTTTAAACCAACACGTCTGATGAATAGCTTGAATCCAACTTTTCATTCAAGTCTTTCGATTTCTTCTTTTGGCATGTTTATTTCGAGAAACGATCTAAAATGTTTTTATAAATTTCCATGTTCAAGCGTGATCATGTTCTTCTTCTTTCATCAACTTCTGCTTGAACTCTTGCACGTAAATTTTTGTCTGAAATCTGCAATAATGCATTGTCGATTTCATCTGCTGGCTTTACGGTTAATTTTTTAATTCTATCAACTGCAATGTAATCACTTCACAATTTCAAGAACCTTGATTTTTCACAAAGCTTTGAAATCTGATCTGGTGTGGCTGTTGTTGTATAAACATCACCGTCCCTTGTAATTACAAACGTCAATTCTTTGTAAACCTTTAAAGCACTTCAATTTGTGGTGTTTGATTCATTCATTCTTGTCTGCAAACTTGAAATAAAATTGCTAAATTTTTATAAATCAATTCTGGTGATGTAATCTTGCTCACATAAAACTTGTTTTGTGCAACCACGCTCAACACCGCCGTTAAAGTGTTTTGCCGTGTGTAATTTTGATTTTGCACAAATTCCGATTTTTTAAGTTTTCAAATTAAATTTTTTCACCGAATACGATTTGATTTTTGTGTTCAATCAATAATTCAACTATTAAACGATTTAATAATTTCCAAACATTCGTTAATTTCTGAATCTCAATAATCAACCGTGCTTGCACTTTCATTATCGTTAGATAATGAAATATTATTTTCTTCTTTCTTCTTTTTTCTTTTATATTTTATATTTTGTCACGGTTTGATTTCGTTTTGATTTTCTTTTGATTCAGTTTTGATTTCATTTTGATTTTGTTTTGATTTTTTTTCTTCAATTTCCGTTTCTTCTTTGATTTCTTCTTCATCTGATTTTGATTTTGTTTTACCGTTCATTGATTTTTTTCTTCCATTCATTAACGGCTCTTTGATTTGTTCGAATACTGAAAGCATGAACGGGTTTGAATCTGCTGGTGGCTCGATTCATTTAATTCAGAATTGAATGATCCAATAAGAAAGCTCTTGTGCAAGTTGCATATCTCATCTTGCAAGCTGGTCAATGCTTCTTACATAAGAATTGAAAATCGTAATTCTTTCTAATTCTTCATTCATTTGTAGAACCTTGTTTTAGAAAATAAAATGTGTGTAGTGGTGCAACGGCTCATATGTGAACTGAAACAAATTAAAACAACCATATGAACCAGTTGGATCGCTTGCGTGCTGATTTCCCCAACTGATTCGTATGGTTGCTTTGAAACGCACGCAAGCTCTGTTTTCTTTGTCAAACTTACATGCTTTTTATATTGTAGAACCTTTTGCATAAGTAATTACGAAAAAGCGATGTGATATTATCACACCGCTTGGTTTCTTATATATTTATTCATTTACTCTAACACACTGATATTCTCTATATGGTGAGTGTGGGGAAACAATCCGACCGATTAGAGTAATGAATAACAAGATCAAGAAATTTCAGCAAATGTGTTAATATCTTGTTTGACAGTATCAAGTATAAGAAAAATTTTTTATTTGTCAAATTTTTTTACACTTTTTTAATAAGAAAATTGCTGCAATAAAAAATTACAGTTCTGAATTATATTTTTCAACTATTCGATTTTTCCGAAAAGTTCCAAAAATTTTACTTTTGAAAAAAATATGTTATGATATTTTATCAAATTGTGATTTTAACCATGTATCATTCATGTGATAATATCATTCAGTGGTTTTTGGATCACGGTGACGCATTAAACGTGTGGTTGCTTGCTGTGATAATCAAGCATAAACGCAATTTGTGGCGAATGCGTGGCGTTCCATGTGCGGGTGTAACAATCTTGTAATTTTTCATTCCTTTAAAAGATTTTCTGAATATTTATGAAACATGATATTAATATATTTTGGTGCAAGCTGGTTTCATCGATTTTTATTATCAAGTCAAACAAAAAGAAAATCTTGTTTAAATGGTCTTTTCTTTGTGTATTCCTTTAAATCTGATTCATATTTTAATACTTTTTTTCTTAATTCTTCGGTAAAAAACACTCGATCATGATAACCACCTTTTCAAAGTATCTGAAATTGACGGTTTTCATTGTGGAAATGTTCAAATTTACAACGTAATATTTCAGAACGGCGTAATCATGTTCTGTATGGAATTTCGATTATTAATTGATTTCTTTCTGCGATGATCTCTTTTTCTTCATAAAATAATGGTGCTTGAATTAATATTTCGTATTCTTCTTTTTTCATCATATCAAATGGTTTATGCTCTTTTTTTATGATCGGTAATTGTTCAACATTGAATCAAACCTTTTCTCACATCATTGCACAATATTTGAAATATTGACGCATTGAATTTGAAAGCGTGGCAAGTGTGCTTTGTGAAACATTTCTTGTTTCTTTGTATGTTTCCAGCCGTTCAATGCATTCTTGTAATCTTATATCTTCAATATTGATTTCCATTTTTCATTTACGATATTTTAAATATTCAATAAGTTTTAAAACATCATATTTAAAATGTGTTAATGTGTCGTTTGAATAGAATTTTATGTCCTTTGAATATTGCAAAAAGTTATAAAGTAAATTTTTCATTTTGAAAAAATAAACAAATAAATATATTTGGTTCTACTTTTTACTTATGCAATAAATATATTTTAATTTTTGTCAATAGTGAAATCAAGATAGAATTCAGATTTTCTTTGTCTGATTTGATTTTTCAGATAAAAAAAGAAAACAGAACTTGCGTTCTGTCTACACATTTGCAAAGATATATTACGAAAAAACATACAAATTGCAAAATCTTTTTTTATGAAAGATTTATTATTTCTCAATTGATATAATCCAACCATTCACGCAACATATTATTTGCTTCATGTAATTTATTTTTATAAGGTTCTGAATTTGTTAAATGTCGCAATTGTGAATTTATTGGCATTATTTCATTTATTTTTGCTTTAATTTCGTTCAATCTTTTTAACTTTTCAAGGTTATCTTCTGCAACCTTTGTAAATACATAATACCGCATTCCATAATTTGATAATTCTGATAATTTATGCTTTAATTCGTATCTGTTGCAATCTTTTTTTCAATCGCTTGTTTTTCTTCCTTTGTATGAATCTTTTGTGCTTCTATGTCATTCATTCCAGATTATATCGATTGCGTGTCAGTTCGTATTCACTCAAAAATCACATCAATCAAGAACAGCGTCTTTTCTATAATCTGCTCAATATTCAGATGTTGGGCAGAAGTTTCAATTGA